CGCCTTTAAATGAACAATTATTGACCGACTTGTGTGTCGGGCGCGCCTTTCATCACAGGCGGACGATGAGCGCTAGCTCCGGATCGTCGTCAAATGCAAGTAATTCAGCCACGCGCGTAGTTGACCATCCAAGTGCCTGTGTGGCCGAGATGATGCGCGGATCGTCCGACCAGAACCACCTGATGGCATGCCATAGCTCCCGCTGCCGCAATGGTAATGTCGTAAGCAGCGCGTCCAGCGCGGCAAGCTCTTCGTCGGTCAAGCGGTTGATTAGTGTTGACTTGAGCAACGGCCATCGTTCAGGCGGCGGCGGAGGCGGCGGCGGGGGCGGCGGAGTGAATGCGCTACCGTCATACGACCAGCCAATGTCCGCCGCGTCGGTCGGCACCATCGTCAGCCCGGCGATCGGCGCATCGGCCTCTATTACATTGATTACCTGACCCTGGTTGATGACGGCCCATCTCATATGATGAACTCCCAGATCTCGACGTAGCCGCTGCCGCCATTGCCGCGATTATTAACGGCTGTGCCATCGCCGCCGTTGCTACCACCGGTTCCGCCGCCTGCCGAAACAAGCGAGCCAAGCGACGTTGCGCCACCATTTGCGCCAGCGGATGCGCCGCCAGCGCCGATGGTGATCGTTACGCCTCCATGCGGCACATCGGAGCCAGTGATCCATGCCTCGGTGATGCTTCCGGCGCTGCCGCCACCACCACCGATGCCGGGACCATCAGCGCCGCGTCCCCCACCACCGGTATTGGTTTGCCCGTTTGGTGAACCCGACCGGCCACCACCCTCGCCGCCACCGCGCCCACCGGTTGTGCCATTTGCAGAACGGCCATCAAGTCCACGCGCAGTATAGATGATTGATACAGGCATCAGTTTTCTCCTTCGCCGCCGCTACCACCGCCGGTGCCGGAACCGCCGTTGCCGCCCGCTCCCCCGCCGCCGCGCAGCCGCACCCATATCGCGGTCACGCTAGATGGCGTCGTATACGTCTGTGACGTCTTAAAGACGCGTACCGCCGCTAACCGACCGGTGATTGCTGCGACGGCAGCGTTAAGTTGACTTAGGTTGATTGCATCGTTGGTTAACGTGCCGTTGGCCAGATCGGTGATTTTGTACCCACTCATCGTGAGTGACCGTCCAGCCGTCAACGTTGACGTACTGACTGTAAAGCGATCCGCCCCACCGGCAACAATCGCAACCTCATTGTCGGCCGGACGCCGGATGCCGGTATTGGAGTCACCCGTAAAGGAAAAGCTCGGCTCACTTGCGCTCGCATTCGCTAAGCCGCGCAATTGGCCGGTCATGTCATCGCCCGCCTTAGCCACACTTCGTTCAGCCGTCCTCAGCGGCGTCATGATCTTGGTATTATTGGTTCCGGCTAAGGCTTCCGCGTTAGAAGCTCTTAGATCCGCGGTAGTTGCGGCTGTCAGTCGCCCGTACGCATCGACGGTAAATCCAGGAAACGTCGTGATGCCTCCGCCATAAGATCCGGCTGAGACCCCCGTAGTCGCCAAGTCAATGGTTCCGGATGATGTGATGGGGCCGCCCGTCAACCGAGGACTTGTACCGACGCTGGTGACGGTGCCAGCCGAAGGTGATGCATAAGTGACGGCATTTCCATCGTTGATGATGACGGCAGTAAAGCCAGATCCAGGAGTGACCCCCGCATCGGCAGTGCTGGCCTTCATTGTAATCAGCTTGCCGCCCGTCGTCCCATCCCGCACAAACCATACGCCTACTGAATTGCCATACTCTACCGTGACTGAATTGGTTAACGCCCCGGTAAATGTTTGTATTTCAAACGACTTCTCGAATGGTGTTAATACCTTGGTACCAGACGCGGGCAAGGACACCGAGCCAGCATTAAACACTAATGGAGGCGCGATATTGTCAAGGAATGTCTTCCACTCAGTACCATCAAAAGTAACTACCACCGACTCCCCCACGCTCAACGTGTAGTCGGAAGATGAGCCATTTAAATTGACGCCATCCGGCCGTATGGCCAGCGTAGAGGTTCCTTTATTTCGGATGTAAGCGTAATATCCGCCGGGCCAAGTGGTAGCATCAGGTAGACTAAGTACGCCGCCCCCGCCGGTCCAATTGTATAATTGAGCCCGCCGGTTCACGTCCATGGCTTGATCGACATTAAAGTCGTATGTCAGGATGGAGGGGAACAGCTTTGCATTAGACGCGCCCATGCCAGGGCCAATTAAGTCATTGGCGGTCGCTTGGGAAGGGGCTTCACCCACTTCAAAGAATGACCACAAGTTAGACACGGTATCTTCAAGAATTGCCGATACGATGACGCCGGGTAGTAACACCCTTATTTCTTGATTCGCGCTATTTAAGATCGGGACGTCGGCATCGGATCGATTAATGAACACACACGAGGACCCCGCCGAGCCCGACCGGCCGTCGGGAAGGCGGATGCTTCCACTGCTGCCACCCTCGATAATAAAGAAGTCCGGAAGAAGACCCATCTCTTGAATGCTGGCGGCAGGCCATTGTAAATCATATATACCATCTAATTCAACCTTAATCAGTCGCCGCGACGCCGCTCCGACACCGACCTGAGTAATAAAATCCTGATAACTCATTTCTTGGGCGTCCTTGTTGTGGCGTCGATCTGAGTCAGTCCGTCGCGCTGAATTACGGTTGGAACTATACTCATGTATTCCTTATCAAATACGGCCGCGTCTTCCCAATTTTTTAAGAACAGGGCAGCCTCCTTTAAACACGCCTTAAGAAGAAGATTCGGCGCGTGTAGTGAAATCCAAGTATTAGAATTAGTCGGGCTTAGTCCGATGGGCTTAGCCTGGTAGCTGATGATCGCGTCGTATTCCTGATCAGGTATGGGGCCGACAATCCAATGAGTTGCATCGTGGTTGCCGTAGAATCTGGGTTGACCCGTACTGCTTGGCCCGACATAGATTCGAATATACTCGGGGGTGCGCGGGCTCAATCTAATGGTAGCGCTCCCCGTGTTCAATAGGAATGAGTCGTTACCAAGCCAATCGACCGGCTTGGCGATGATCTGTTCGCCTTGATTGATGGTTCTAGTGACTACCTTTTTTTGACGGTCAACCATGAGATCGGTAGCTATCCTATCCTCCGCCGATAGGATCATGGTCGGGATCATGCTAATAAATTTCAAATCAGAGGCCAGGGTCCCCCTCTCCGCGTATGTCTTAATATTGTTAACCAATTCGTCGTAATTCATTGGCCTTCTCAAAATGCCATGGGTTCGCCGTCACCCCAGAGTATTTCTTCACCATCGCCCCAAAGCCAGAGTTCAAATTCTGGTTCATCTGGAATTCTTAATGCTATATCTGGCCTCGGGTACTCAAGTGTTATATTTTCGTTTGGTAATGCAGCGTAAGTCCACGGGTCCTTCAAATCCACGCATAATTCACACACCCTAATTCCTGGAATATTTGGGTCTGACTTCATATCTGGTAAGAAATGCTTGGTATTGCATCGATCGCATATTCCTATACCAAATGTGGGCGCGCCCTTTTTTGGAATCAGATATTGAGGCATAAGTTACCTAGTATAAGGCGAAATATTGGGTAAGAGATTAATAACAGTACCGTCCGATTCCGTGTTTAATGCCTTTACAAACTCAGCCTCCGACTCCATCTTTAATAATTGAAATCTATCCTTATTAATTTGGTCGGAGGGCAACTCCAGCATAAGCCGATATGCTAAATCCGTAACCATAGCCGATTCCCATTTAGGTGGAATATCGGTGATGTCCGAAACCGTGGTAACCGAATTAATGTACTTCTTAGTCCACACGACCATGGTAAATTCGTTGGAGTCTGGAACAGGCCACAAGATTAACTCAATCTTATCGTGAGAAAATCGCTGCCAATATTGAAGAGGTCCACCCGGGAATAATTTATTTGGAAGATTAACGTATTGATCCCTGTTTAGTGCTGTCATAGGGATTTCGTATCCATTGGCATCCCTCCGCTGAACATTTAAAACTTCAACTGAGGATGAATTTAATTCATAACCCGACTGACCGCTGACACAGGGTATTTCTTCCGTCTTAATTTGCCAAAGAAGAAGACCCCTAGATACCCAATCTGCGTAGATTTGATTTGCAATTATTAAGGCAGCGTCAATTTGTTCCCCATTTATATATGGAGTTGGAATACCGGCTCGTCGGTATGCCTGATCCAGCAATATACTAAATTCCTTCATTTCTTGGTAATCTTACCGCCGCATTTCATAGGCTTTGGAACAGATCTTGTATGTGGTTTAACTGTTATCGTTCGATTCGAAGGTTGATTAGTTCTATCATACTTCTTAAACCCCGGAGGACAAGGGTACTTTTTCATCGCGACCCATCTCCTTGTTTCATTGCTATCTTATCATATGATACTAGGGTCAGTCAATTAACCGAGATTACTTTATAAACCCGCTCAGCCACATTATGGTCTTCGATCCCGCTCAATCGCGCCCTTCAAGTCCCGCACTGCCTCGGCCATCGTATCGTTCGAGCGGCGCACATCCTGGAGCGCCACGGTGTTGGCGTTGAACGCGGTCAGCACCTCGCGCAGCAGCAGCGCATCGCGATCGCGCGTCTGCGCGTGCAGCGCCTCGAATGCCTCGGAACGCTTGGTCAGCCGCGTGAACAGGATGCCGACCGCGCCAAGCAACGAGACGATCGCGAGGATCGCCAACATTAGCGCCGCCGCTTGGCTGCGCGAGATGTTATCGGCGAGCTCAATCGCATCAGGTGTCACCGGCGCCTCCTAAATCCACATGATCCGCGAGCGACCTACAGCCGGCGGCGGGGCTGCCGACGGCGCGATCGCCAGGAACCGCCCTCCCCAGGAGCGCGCGTCGCTGTCCGGGTTGAAAAGGTTCTGCGCGACGATCGTCACGCCGCCGCTCGCGCCGGCGCTGGCGGCCGTGCGCTGGAACGCGCAGGCGCTCGGCCGTGGCCCGCTGGACACCGATGTGTGATTGAGCCCGGTCGCACTCCACCCGCTCGGCACGACATACGGCGTGGCGTTGAAATTGCCAGACTGCCAGCAGAGGGCGGCGATGAGGAGGCAGTCGTCCACCGTGGTGGTCAGGCCGCCGATCGTGAACTCCGGCGGGCTCGCATTCGACGCGACGCTGCCGGACGAAAGCGCGCTCGTGGCGTTGATCGGCGCGGTCGCATCGTGGCCGGTGATCCGATAGCGTGCGCCAACGTAGTGACGCGCATAGCTCGTCCACGTCACATCGACGGAGGCCGGGCTCGCGGGCTCGGTGCGCCAATACGCCGCCCATCTGCCCGTGGTTCCCCCAGCGTTGAGGTTGTCCTGCCACAGTTCCGTCCAGCCGGACGGCGTGTTGAATGTCGAACCCTGACCAGTGCCGATGCCGACAATGATCAGCCCGAGATCGCCGCTCGCCGTGCCGCCCGGCACGCTGAAACTGGCGGTGTTTCCGGTCGGGCCAGCCGACTGGACGATGACGCTGGACGCGATCGTTGCTGTCATCGAAACACCTCCGCAACTACCGTGTGCGGGTCGATGCGGCCGCCCTCCTTGGGGTCGTGAAGCTCGCCCGTGGCGCTCCACCGGCTGAACACGCACAGCGCGCGCGTGCCCGGTTCCAGCCCGGTGATGCGGTGCCAATCGCCCGCGCGCACCTCGATGTCCGGATTCTCCGCGTCGTGCTCGGTCGCAACGAGTTCGCCGCCGGGCGCCTGGGTCTCGACCCGGCAACGCCCGGCGATGACAACGAACAGGTGATCGTAGTCGTGCGAGTGGATGTCGCAGGCTGCGCCGGGCTGATCGAAGAACATCCGGTAGCGGTGGAAGCTGCGGCCGTTCTCTTCGGTGCTGTAGTGTCGAAAGCTCATGTCGGCGTCACCGTGTGCCAGCCTACATTGTTGGCGATAATCGACGTCGAGAGAGCGGCGGCAGTCCACTCGGACTCAAGGTAGTCCCGCGCGCTCTCCGCCGCCGTGATCCCGACCATCGAAGCCGCATGACATGCGCGGCGCGCCAGATTGGGATAGCTGTGGCCGCCGTCGATCGGCTGCCCCAGACCGCTGGACGGGCACGATCCGCTTGAACCCCCGGCATCGGAGATGAGCTTCATCGTCTGCCCGCTGGGCTGATCGTTGCTGTATGAGCAGTAGACCGTATCCCAGTTCTGCGCGATGGGCGATGACGTCGTCGGCTGCGACCCCTCGCGCCACGCGCAAGCGTAAAGAGCGGCGCCACGATACGGGCAGGCATTGATGACGCCGAAGAGCTGCTTGCTGATGTGCTCGGCCACCAGCTTGTGCGACGTGCTGATCCGGCCGCGCCGCACCGACATGCAGATCGTCGGCACGAAGTAGCCGTGCGCCTGCCAGGGCGCAAAGCCGATGTTGTCGATGCCGCCATAAGCCGAGCGCCAGATACCCAGCGCTTCACGATTCGACGCATACTCCGGCGGCGTTAGGAACTGCTCCGCGATGGCGAAACCGTTGACCAGAAGCTGGTTCATGTACGCCTTGCACGGATGCGCATCCGGCATGATCCATTCCGCGTCGCACACGATCTTGTGCTTCCAGGCGTTCTGCCGGTGCGCGGTGATCTGGAGCGTGCCGCAGTCGCGCGACGATCCGTTCACCAGCGGCCGGCGGGAATAGTCCACCGTGGGGCTCGGGTTTTCCCGGCCGATGCAGCCGACGCCGAGGATCGCCATGAAGTCGAGCCACCATT